GCAAAATGTCAATAGACACAAAATATAGTACCCACACCCCATAGGGTAGGGGAGTATCGCAATTTTTGCAATGTATAAAGCAACATATACAATATAGGATATGGTATAATATATACAATCCAACAAGATATTGGAGCACTAAATAAAGAAAGGAGGTTGCCGAAATGAAAAGCTTATTCAATTCTGTATTAGAAACTGCCTCATTGTTTAAAAACTGTGATGGCCATTCGCAAAGTATAATATTAAGAGAGGAATGTGCCGAGCTCATTGTAGCTTTATCGCATTTCGAAAGAAATAGAGAGGGGTCTTTTAATGAGATATTAGAGGAACTATCGCATGTTCTTATATCCTGTTTTGCATTTATAATTTGTGCAGATATTCCAGTGGAGGAGCTTACGGTGGAAGTAGATAAAAAATACAATAAGTATCATTGTGAAAGCGAGGTGAAAAAACCATGAAAGAAGAAATTAAGATTACAATTACTATAACCGATGATAACATCGTTTTGTATGGTGAGAATACGCAAGATCTGACCGAAGATGACATCATTGACATCAACAAGATGCTAGGCGGTCTCGTTAAGACTTCAAGTATTTTACAGGAAGGAGACTCCACAGATGGAGATGCGTAAGTTTATTATCGAAATGCATACGGATGGCACCATTTCGGTGGTTGAATATATCCCCCCTGAAGATCAATCGCTAGCGAACTATCAGGCGGGGTGCAAAGATACTAGAACCCGCATTGAGAACATTTTGAGGCATGAACTCGCAAGGGCACAGCGCAATGCCGGTATGAGTGAATATGGCCCCGCGTGGGAGGTATCGTGGTCAATCAGATCCGACGCATATGAGTTTATACTTGAAAAAATACGTCAAACTATTTTGAAATAGTCGAAACGGCCCTCCGGGCCGTCTACTGGGGCCGCCCGCCCGGTACTGATGAGACAGGGCACCTACTGAAAGGAGTTTTGTATTATGTCCGAAGCAATGATGAAGTCCGAAAACACTGGTGCTATGCAGGTATCCGATGTGATGAACACTGGCGTTGGGTACACCGATATGAATCTTTCTGACCGCTCTGCCGCGGTGGCATTCTACAATGCAACGAGTAACCCCGCCAACAAGCTAAAGGAGCATGTCAACGAGGTTCTGATGCTGGTTCATGTTTCCGTGGAGTGTGTGGAGGTCAGCAACGCCGACGTACCCGAGGGCAAAACGATTGCCCCGCGTGTCGTCCTCATTACCGATGATGGGCAGTCGTACGCCTGCGTATCCGTCGGCGTGTATCAGTCTTTGAAGCGTATGTTCACGCTGTTGGGAACCCCTGACACGTGGTCGGAGCCGGTGAAGATCAAACCGGTGCTTATCAGCACCAAAAAAGGTCAGGTTTTGTCTTTGAATCTGGTTTAATTTAACCAAAGGCCGCCGCACCTGCGGCGGCCTTATTTATTATAGGAGGCCCCATGAAAAGTAACGATAACAGAGTAACCTTGCTGAACTGTGACGACTCCATGATATGTCTTGCATCGGCTATTGTATACAGTGGAGTCACAAACAAAGATGTTAAATTTTTCCGTTCCGAATGGGCAAAAATCATCTTTAGCGGTCTCGGCATTGAAATGGACCCTCTGGGCTGGTATTATATGATCTTAGATAGGAAGGAGAGACAGAAGCATGGCAGCAGGCGCAGCTAAAGCACGTGCGACCCTTAAATACAGTCCAGAGCTATACACCCCGTACGCTTTGGAGTCGTGGCCCGATAGTCAGATGCGCAAAGAATACACTCGATTGCGTGACATTGCACAGAAACGTATTAAGCGACTATCAAAAGACCCCATCAGCGGCACCAGCGATGTTTATAAAGAATTTGCAGGGGGGTTCCCAACTCTAAAGGCGATGCGCGGAGACCGAAAAGCATTGGAGCAAGCCCTTGCAGATGTAGCGCGTTTTGTGCGTTCCAAAGGCTCGACCGTCGGCGGTGCGCGCGACGAATTTACGCAAAAAATGAAAGTCGGCGGCATTGACATTGCCGACGTGCCCGAAGATCAATACACCGCCCTGTTGGAGTGGTGGGAGATCGTAAAGGCGTCGGGCGTATATTACTATCCGTCCGATCAACCTGTCATGTACTGGCGCGAGAAAGGCGGCTACAATGTCAGTATTGACGATTTTGTAAAGTGGCAGCAAGGTGAGGTCAACTATGGCGAAGAGTGGGACTACAGCGACGGCAGCAGCTCCGCCGACCTGCGCGGAGGTTTTGGCGGAGGTTTGTAATTACAATCCTGTTCCCTGGCTCATGGAGCATCTGGACAGAAAGCACACTAAAGGCAAAAAGCGCAAAACAAACAAAAAACGATTGTATGTAGATATGCCTTGTGCGTTTGATATTGAGACTAGCCGAGTGTGTGTTGATGCTGACGGCAACCCCCACACCATTATGTATATATGGCAATGTCAACTAGGTTTGGATATTACCATTATCGGCAGGACGTGGGACGAATGGCTAAACTTTACGGGGGCCATTAGTGACTATTTGCAAGCAAATAGCGGGCCACAAGGCAACTGGTATTTGTGCATGTATGTCCATAATCTTGCCCACGAATTCCAATATCTGTCGGGGGTTCTGGATTTTGGTCCCGGTGACGTATTCGCCAGCAAGCCCCGCAGGGTCTTAAAATGTGACAACCGAGCTATTGAATACCGATGCAGTATGCGTCATAGCAACTTGTCACTTGATGCTTGGGGCAAGCAGCTGGGGGCCCCACATGCCAAATTGACCGGTACACTTGATTATTCAAAAGTGCGGTATCCCTGGACTCCCCTGACATCTACAGAATTAGCGTATTGTGTCAATGATGTCCGGTGTATTGTAGAGTGCTTGTTAATTGAGATGAAGCGAGACGGCGACGACCTCTACACGTTACCATTAACGCGCACCGGCTATGTCCGACGAATGGCCCGCGAAGCAATGTACAAATGGGGCATTAAACGGGTCAAGCGTTTACTGCCGTCGTGGGAACTATATCAAATGCTGCGCGAGGCATTCCGAGGTGGTGACACGCACGCCAATCGGTATTATGTGGGTCTGCACCTAGAAAACGTCGGATCTGTGGATATGTCGAGCGCATACCCCGCAGGGCAATGCGAATGTTATTTTCCAATGACTCCATTTAGGCAGGAGCCAGCCACCGTCGGGCGGCTGATGCAATGTATGCGGCACGGCAAGGCGTGTTTGATGCGATTGCAAGTAAAAGGATTGCGCCAACGTTTCAAGTGGTGGGGGTTTCCTTATATCCCTCTTGCGAAGGTTCGGCACTGTGAAGGATACACTAACGACAATGGCCGTTTGTTGTCTGCTGAACATTTCGAGATTACCATAACCGATATAGATTTTAGAATCATTGCAAAAGAATATGACTGGGATGCTCTTAACGTTTTGGACCTGTACACATCCGATTATGGCAAATTGCCTAAACCGTTGACGGACTGTGTAAAAGAAAGCTATACCGGCAAAACATCACTTAAAGGTGTAGCCGGTCAATATTTGTATTATGTTAAGGCCAAGGGTGATCTTAACAGCTTTTACGGTATGACCGCACAGGACCCCTTGCAGCTGGACACACTTTTTGACGAGGACGACCCCGACAATCTCTGGAGCGAATGCACCGACGACCCAGCGGGCAGTTATAACGATCACCGCCCACACTTGTTCCTACCGTACCAATGGGGCGTGTGGACGACTGCCCACACGCGCAAGCGCCTAAAAATAGCGCAATGGGCCGCGGGCAAGAATGGCGTGTACTGTGATACCGATTCCGTCAAATACCTGGGCTATATTGATTTGTCGGGCTTTAACAAAGCCGTAAAGCAACTTGCAAAAGACAACGGCGCTTGTGCCACCGACCCAAAAGGCAACACTCATTATATGGGCGTCTATGAGCAGGAGCGCAGCTATGCGGAGTTTATGACGTGGGGCGCTAAAAAATACGCGACTACTTATAAAAAAGGCGGGCCTATCACTACTACCATAGCAGGAGTTAGCAAGCGTAAAGGTGGTTTGGAGCTGGCCCTGTGGGGCGGTTTCGAAGTATTCAAGCCCGGGTTCACGTTTTGTCTTGCCGCCGGAAATCAGGTTATTTATAATGATCGGCCCACTGTGCCCGATTTTGTGGTTGACGGGCACACGGTGCATGTAACAAGAAACCTGTGTATTTGTGATAATACCTACACTTTGGGAATAACCGACGAATACGCAAAGATACTAGGGTACAAGATTATGGAGGTAATCTGATGATTAAACTTTATACCGATGAAGGATGGCCGAATTTTTCCGAAAAAGACGGCATTTTGTCAACAGGGGCGTCTATTATTTTTATATGGGGCGGACGTGGCACCGGCAAGACCTATGGAGCGCTAAAGCACGTCCACCAGACCGAGGAGGAATTTCTGTATCTGCGCCGCACGCCGCAGCAAGCGGAACTTATTTGTGCGTCGCCCAGTATGTGGCCGTGGTCTCCGTTGAATGATGATCTACAAACGCATTACGCCCCGTTTAAAATACCTAAAATAGCGGGACTGTATGAAGTAGGCAACGCAGGGGCCTACACTGATACAGGGTCTCCCATAAAACCGGCCCAAATGGCCGGAGTTGTGGGAAGTGTCGTCACATTGGCCAGGACCCGCGGTTTTTCAAGCCCCCATACCAATATAATTATTTTGGATGAATACCAGAAAGAAGAGTCCGACTACTACCGGCGAGGCGAGGGCGTGGGCCTTGCTAACATATATGAAACGGTAAACCGTAACCGCGAATTAAAGGGGCAAAAGCCCCTGACGCTGTTGTGTATGTCGAACGCTGTTGGCATGGCAAACCCCTATTATATGCAGTGGGAGATCACCGACACAGTAGAAAAGATGATCGGCAAGAAAGAGCGCGTAAAGCTGCTTGCTGATAAAGGCATTCTTTTGATTGATCTTGTGGATAGCCCTATTGCAAAGGAAAAAGCAAATACGGCCCTCTATAGGTCCATGAGCGGCACAGACTTTTACAGATCAGCTATTGAGAACCAGTACAGCGCCGAAGAAAAGAGTCTGGTTGTGTCCCGGCCCCTCCGGGAATACTACCCGCTTGTACAAATCGGGCGGTGTTGCATCTACGAGCACAAGAGCAAGCCACTATACTATGTATGCCGTCACAGGTCTGGCGAGATGCCCACATACGGCACCGGTGACTATGAGCGGAAACGTTTTAGGGCCGCGTATGGGTACATCTGGCCCGCGTACTTGCAGCGGCAACTTGAATTTGAGCGGTACTCGGATGAAATTTTCTTCCGTGAGTATTGCGGCACTTGACTTTTTACACAGCTAATGTATAATAAAGATAATCTCAGGTGCCCATAGGCAGCCCCCAGAAGGGGCGGGCGAGCGTCAGCCAGCGCGTGAACCTGAGATTTATTTGTATCTGTATCTGTATCTGTAAGGAGGTGCACAAAATGGATGCTAATACTGTGATTCAGACTATTTCTAACGTGGGTTTTCCTATCGCTGCTTTTCTGCTGATGTGGTATCAGTGTAATACTGTAGTTAAGGAGAATACCGCGGCTATTACTGAAATGCGGCTCGCGCTGGACGATATTAAGAAGGAGAGCTGACTAATGGGTTGCTATATCATTTTCGCCCAGTCGATTACAAACGAACGCGCGTTCCTGCTGGCTGATTTGTGCGCTCGTTTGAGTATCGACTATTATAGCGACTGGGTCGACAATTTCAACACGCGGCAGTGTTGCGCAGTGGGCCCCGTAACCGAAGGAGACAAAGACCAAGTTATTAAATGCTTGGCGCATGACACATACGTTGTAATGGAGGCAACTAAAGTTGAAAATCAGTGAAAAAGCGGCCCTCGCTATGGCCGGATACACAAAAGCGGAGATTGAGGCTATGGAGAGGCCGCAGCCCGCGCCGCAGCCCGCTCCGCAGCCCGCTCCGCAGCCCGCTCCGCAGTATGACGGCCTTGAGACCCTGTTGCAGCAGCTTTTGCAGGGTCAGCAGACTACTGCACAGGCAATGCAGACTATGACGCAGACGTTGCAGGCGAACGCGCTGGGCCTTGGCATCCAGCAGCAGCCGACGGCAGACGCCCATACGGTGACGGCCCGAATTATCGACCCGACTTATGGAACGGAGGTGAAGTGAGATGCCCATGGGTATGGATTTTACGGACATTGCCGCAATTTTGACCGAGATCAACAAACTGGCCACGGGCCAGACACCGACGACGCCCATCGTGGACACGTCTAGCTTTGTGTCTGTTGCGCAGGCCACGTTACTGACCGGCACCGACAATTACACTAAAGCGATTAGTCAGGTGCTGGGCCGTACCATTTTTGCCGTACGCCCCTACGATGCGCCCTTGAAGCGCTTGCAGGTGACGGGTGACGACTGGTCGAACCATGTGCGGAAGATTAATTTTTGCGACAGCGACCCCGTCACCGATAAGGCGTGGGCGCTGCAAGACGGCCAGAGCGTGGACATGTACGAAGTACACAAGCCTAAAGTCCTTCAGACAAACTACTACGGCCAGACCAATTACAGCCGCGTGTACACGCAAGCTGATACCCAGATGAAGGCAGCATTCAAGGGGCCCGAGGAGCTGGCACAGTTCTGGTCTTCGTTCGTGCTGCATCTGTCGAACCAGATCGAGGCAGACCGACGCAACCTTGCCAACAACCTAATGGCCAACCATCTGACCGGCATGACTGTGACCAGCCAGCACAGCGTTATCTATCTGCTTGATGAGTACAACGCCCAGCAGGGCACCGAACTGACGGTGCAGGACGTGTACAAAGAAGCGAATTTCCCGGGCTTTGCTAAGTACGCCTATGGCCGCATCAACGATATTTCTCGCCTTATGAAAGAGCGGTCTATCAACTGGCATCAAAATTGGGCAATCGACGGCACGACGTACAACATCATGCGACACACTCCGTATGATCGTCAGCACCTTTACCTGTACAGCGGCACGCAGAGCCAAATCGACGCCCGCGTGATTCCCGAGGTGTTCCACGATAATATGTTGAAATACCGCGACGCAGAGCAGGTTACGTTCTGGCAAAACATCGACGAGCGCGAGAACATTTCTGCGACGCCTGTCGTGACCGGCACCAACGGTGTGACAACCAAGAAAGCTGCGGTGAAGCTGTCTAATGTGTTTGGGTGTCTGCTGGACTGGGATGCCATCGGCTACACTCCTAAGCTGTCCCGCGTGGTCCCGACCCCCATGAACGCCCGCGGCCTGTATACGAACTTCTGGTACCACTACGGGTGGTCGTGGTACGATGACTTCACCGAGAACGCCGTTCTGTTCCTGATGACCGCCAGCGACGTCACCGCGCCCAGCTCGGGCAAAGCGGCCAGAGCCTCCACCCTGAAAACCACCACGCATAAGGACGAGGACCCTTCTAAGTCCTGACCGATACCGGCGGGCATCTGCCCGCCGGTTATTTTATAGGAGGTGCAAAATGCAAGCTACCTTTTATCAGTTTGCAAAGCGCACAAACAGCACAAAGCGGCCCAGCGGGGGGCAGGGGTTTGGAATCGACCTTAAAGCCCCTTGTAATATCATTGACCCCGAGATCAAAATTGCAACACAGAGTGACCCCACCGGGTACAATTATTGCTACCTTCCCACATTTAGCCGGTACTACTGGGTTAAGAACTGGACATATTCGGACGGACTCTGGAACGCCTCTCTGACCGTTGACACTCTTGCAAGCTATCGCGACCAAATCGGCAATAGTACGGAGTATGTCACAAGATCGTCTGCACAGTATGATGGTACAATTTCAGATGGACTTTACCCGGCATCGGCTAAAGTGCAAAGTGTAACAACCGCTTTTCAAGGTGGCTTTGTGGAAACAATTAGCGGGGGATTTTTTGTTATTGGGTTTATAGCTAAAGCCGCAAACTCCATTGGGGCTATTACATATGTAGTAATGACCCCTACAAATGCCAAAAAACTATCTGCAAAATTGCTGACTGATGTGTCATACCTTAGTATTGACAATACGGAAATTAGCGACAGTTTAACAAAGGTTCTTTTTAATCCCTATCAGTATATCGTAAGTTGCAATTACTTTCCATTTGACATCGCCGAAATCACCGCACATTTACCGCTTGTTTCAAGTGTAGATGTCGGGTGGTGGTCGATAGCCGTTCCATGTTGGATTTTGGGAGAAGATAATAACAAATTAACAAAATCGGTGAGCGTGAGTATCCCGAAGCACCCTCAAGCGGTAAGCCGCGGAGGGTATTGTAATGCCTCCCCCTACACGGACTACACTATCTTCTTGCAGCCCTTTGGAGTGATACCTCTTGACGCATCTAAACTGTGGGGCGCTGTCACCTTATCTATACAATATATAGTTGACCTTTTTACCGGCGACAGCATATTACGCATTTTTACAAATGCAAAGCAGTTAGTACACGAAACAACAGCAAAACTCGGGGTTTCTATTCAACTATCAAATATTACCTTTGATATTCCATCGGGGACCGGAGGACTTTTGCAAACGGGCATTGCTGCCGCGTTTGGAGGATGGAAGGCCGCCTTGTCTGGGGGCTCTATTTCGGACGTCGGAAATGGTATTTTAAATGCCGCCCAAGCATCAAATGCGGATGTCGCAAGCAAGGGCGCCACAGGGTCGACAATAGCCTTTGATACAATACCCTATATGGTAGCCCGGTTTAAAATTCTTGTGGACGACAACAATGAGGACCACGGTAGGCCCCTATGCCAGCGCGTGCAGCTGTTCAGTATCCCGGGGTTCATTATGGTAGATGACCCCGACATTACATTAACCGCAACAGCCGCTGAGATTGACAGCGTTAAAAGCTATATGAAAAATGGATTCTTTTTAGAGTAGGAGGCGTAAACAATGGCAGTATACAAACAGTGTATTACTGACGTGTCGCCGATCAGAGTCACCGCCGGGTATCCGGCATACTCTGACGGCAGCCCACACAGGGGCATTGACACCGTTCACGGCAATCATAAAGCCTATGCGCCCGAGGCGGGCGTTGTGGTCGTGGCTCAGCATTGGAACGGCAGCACCTCGGGCGATCAGTCGTGGGGTAACATGATTAAAGTACGGATGGCCGACGGCACGACATGGCGGGCCGCGCACTTTGCCTCGCAAATTTGGAACGTGGGCGACACCATTTCCAAGGGGCAGTTTATCGGCACACAGGGCGAGACCGGCTACGTAACGGGCATACACACGCACTGGGAATATGCCGATGCCGCCGGAAACCTGAGGGACCCGTCCAGCATTATCAGAATCCCGAATCAGGTGGGGACATGGGACGTAGAGTGGGACTCGGGCGGGGGCCCTGGCCCGGGTCCCGGCCCTGGCCCGGGTCCCGGCCCTGGCCCGGGTCCCGGTCCCGGCCCGTGGCCTACTGGCAAATTGCCGGTATGGTTGCTGTTTAAGATGGCGAAGGGAGGTCATCTGTTGTGAGTGCTCCCTACAGCTACGAACAGATTAACGCCCATGTGTCGCCGGTGACTCCCTCCGTGATGCACACCAAGGGTAACAGCTTATCCTATTATTTCCGCAAATACCTGTTTCTTGAGGCCGTGTCTATGGTCCGATGGACATTGCCCGACACCTGGCCCAGTAACCGCTTGCAGTATCTTGTCTTTGGCTCGGGTGGTGTTACGGTGTTTAAAACTGACCGTTATGGCCTGGTATATGACAGAATGGGACTGACCGGCATTAACATTTTTTACAATCCTACGCACTCCATTATTGCAAACCCTTTTATCAAAGGGTCCCCATATTTGCAGATCGGAAAGCAATGCGAGATCATCAATTTACAGCCCGATTACCGCGGGATGGTTGATATTGTGGCATATTACGGGGACATGATGGCCCTTGCCGCCCAGACCATCCAGAGCAATTTAATCAATAGCCGTCTTGCCTACGTGTTCGCGGCAGGCAACAAAGCGGGTGCGGAATCTTTCAAAAAGATGTTTGACTCAATTATGCAGGGCGACCCCGCCGTTTTTGTTGATGCCTCTTTGCTCAAAGCGCCCAAGAATGGGGCATCCGGGACAGCCCCGTGGATGTATTTTGCAACTGACCTCAAAGGGAACTTCATCACCAACGAACTGCTAACAGCCCTTAAAACCATTAAAGCGCTGTTTGATACTGAGGTAGGTATACCGAATACCAATACCAGCAAGAAAGAGCGGATGTTGACCGACGAAGTAAATTCGAACAACGTCGAAACAGCCGCTAAGGCGTCGCTCTGGTTGGACAGCTTGCAGCGTGGTTGCGAACGGGTTCACAAGCTGTTTGGAATCAACAAATCTACTTTATGGGTTGATTGGAGGTTTCCGCCCGATACTAATACGCAGGAGGTGAACAACGATGCACTCGACCTTGAGCTTTAACGGGTTGTTGGCAGGATACCCGGAGCTGTTCGACGACTTGAAAGTCCCTGACAGTGTATCTAAAGATACTGTCTGCAATCAATTACTGTTTGATACGCTGGAATTAGAGGTACTATATGCAGACGGCCCAACAATGCGCCGGGCGATGGGCGTCTATTCTGAAACCATGCTCCCGAGCTGGACCCGGTACGCTGAGGCCCTGGGCCTTAAATACGACGCCTTGGCGTCGGATGACCGAACCAGAACCACCGACCACTCAGGGACCAGCATCGGCACAAACGGCGTCAAGGGAACGACAACCAGAGTGCCGAACTTGACCACCACTGGCCAGAATAACGGAAGTGACAGCACTACCCGGGATGTTACGGGCTTTGACAGTGGGACATTGCAAACCGCAGAGAGGAGCACTACGGCCCTCGGTACTGGTAACACCATTACCAGCAGTGGCACGGATACGACCACCACCGATCAGACTACCACCTCGGAGTCGCACGACGGCTACAACGACACCGTGACCGAGAATGGCCGGGCAGGGCGAGACCCGCAAGACCTTATTGCAAAAGAGTTGGCACTTGCAATGGAAAATGCAGTTCATAAAATCGTTACGGACATCCGGGCAAACTTTTGCCTGCTGGTATATTAAGGAGATGCAATAAATGGGTATCATCAATCCTATTCACAAAGCACCCTACACCAACTTCCATGATATCAATCTTGATTGGATTATTGAAGTGCTTAACGAATTTAACACCAAATTGACGGATTTCATCAGTTTGGCCACGATCAAGTATGCGGACCCCATCCAGTGGGACATTACCAGCCAGTATGAGGCAAACACCGTAGTTGTGGACAGCAATGGCAACGCATATCTGTCTGTGCGGCCGGTGCCGTCCGGTGTCTCTCTGGACCGTACCGAGTTCTGGACAAAAATTGGCAATTTCGATGGGCTTTGGGCCGATGTGAAACGGGCCATTACTCCCATCGATGAGGGCCACAGCCCCACCGCCACAGCCGATAGAGCTGTCGACGATCTTGTCTGGGTCAATGGGTCGTTGGTGCACGTCACAAAAGCAATGACCGCCGGTGACACCTACGTGCCCGGCTCTAACTGCGTGAGCAGCTCCACAAATGAAGTCTTGCATTACCTTATCACGGCATTTAATGAGGGCCTGAGCGCCGAGCAGACGGCCCGGGAAGAGGCCGACAGAGACCTCCAGACAGCCATCGACACCGAGAAACAGACCCGGGAGGATGCCGACAGAGACCTCCAGACAGCCATCGACACCGAGAAACAGACCCGGGAGGATG